ATGGAACCAGGTACGGAATTTTACGGTTATTCCACTGAGTTAATGTATGCCAATGGTCCTGTTAATAATCCTTTAGGTAGGATAGAAAACTATAAACCTCAAAGTTATGTTATGAATAAACCTCAAAAACAAGATGATAAAGTAGCTACGAGTATTGAATTACACGAAAATAATAGGTTATTACCTTTGGTTGATATAAGACCGTTGATAAGAAGAACTTACCGGTACATACCATCATCTCAAATCGTACATGCTATGCAACAGACAAATGTAGTAATAGAACTAGAAGATTTAATAGGAGAAAATTTAAATTTGGCATCTGACATTCCCGCTTCTCCTTGTGTAGTTCTGTCCAAAATGTATTACGGAAAGCATGTTGGTTTAAAAATGCGGGTTACGGTTAAAACTTTGGACGGAGATTATAATCCTTCTATTCGTATAAATTTTGTACCTCCGCAATACTTTACATATATGAACAATATAGATACTATAATAGGTGCAGGTCTCGTGACGGACAACATTAGCGGTTATTCGATGGAAAACTGTGTATATCCTCTTAATTATACTTCAATACCAGTTCCCGGATCTAGTAATGATTCAAAAATATTTGAATTTATAATACCGAATGTTAGTCCTTTAAAATTCATTGGTGGTCCTTTAAAAATGATTCGTGAAACATTAATACATTATGTTAAAACGGCATCTTCAGATTTAGGTAACGTGCTTTTATCTATAAGAAGTACAACCGACTCAAATTATTCTATCACTGTTGAGTATTCTTTTACAGATGAAACTAGATTAGGTTTTCATTGTATTGCACCAATAGTTGAACGAATGCATACCAACGATGATCCGGACATTTATGACACACCTAATGTTGGGACTGTTAATTCACTTATATCGCAACCCAAAATAGAACTAAATCCATATTTATACTATACTAAAAAGACAGCTTAGATGTTGCTGTATAAAACAACATTAATATAAAATATAAAGTAAAGAAAATACTATAAAATTAATATTAGGGCTACGGAGCCTACCG